ACTTAGTCATGACCAGCCAATATCAGCGCGATGGCGGGGGGTAGGGAGCTGGCGGGTACGTCTCACCTCATCATGAAGAGTCTCCAAGATGTCGTCATACGACCTCTGAAACATTCCTGCCATCTCTGGGTCACGGAGCCTACGGGCCACCATGATACAAGTCTGAGCTATAAGCAAATCTATCGCCCAATCGTATGAAATTAGATGCGCCGTGCCTGATGTCACCTCCGTAGGTACATGAATGTACTCGTGCTCGATAGTGTAAACAGCATCCGGGGTAGGCGCTAAAACAATCTCGTTGCCCTCAGCAGCAAAGAACCGGGGCTGACCTGTCTGGTTAGCGTACCGCTTAATCTCCTGCTTCTGCTTAGGCACCAGCATGTTGTCCCCATCAATAACAATAAAGAGGGTCTTTCGCCAGTCCGACGCCAGATCCGACGCCGCAGTGTAGATGGCCTGGTCAGCTACAGTAGCTGTCCAAGTAGCATCTGTTTTATGCAACCAAGGCCAATCATGAATAAGATCAATTTTTCTTTGTGCAGCATAAACAAGTTTATCTAGCACTGCAGTAGTAATAGCAGTATCAGTGGATGAAATACCCATCTCCTGTATAACGGCGGCACGAACAGTTTGTAGCTGCATCTAGTACCCCTTACTATCAGAAAGACTGTAGGTCTTGCCCGTCGCAGGCACAGCCACCGTCGGGAACTTGACTTTTTTAGATTTACTACGGTTGATGGCCTCTTGTAAAGCGTTGAGGCGATCTTCTTTGGACTGGCCGTGCTTTGCGTGCATACTCTAGTTTACCACATCAGGCCCCGGAGTAGCCAAATGTAGGCTTGTAGTCTCCTGTCGCTTTACCAACACTCCAATACACTTTTTCAAGAGCAGCAGCTTGAGCCTGAAACCCACTCTCCCTAGCCTTACGTTCCGTCGCAGCGTTATGAGCATCTACCGCAGCCAACACATCATCGACACTTTTCTTCCGAAGGTCGTTGTCTCGCAAGTGAATACATAGTTCTTGTATGGAAGGCTCACCTTTGGAAAAAGGCTTAGAACGAAGTACGCACTTGGGGGAGCGCCCGGGGTCCTCTACCCATACTTCGTAACGGTCTTCAAGTTTGTTGTATGCTAGGGTAAGCCACGGGTCCCCGTCCCACCCAGCAGTAGGAAGACCTTCTCTGATGTACCGTTGAAGGTGTTCTCCCACAGCAGCAATTTCTAGTTCGTGACGAATATCGGGGGCGTTGTTCATATAATAGTTTACCACATAACAGAAAGAGCCGAGGGCTGAAGCCCTCGGCTCTCACTCTCAATCCCCCGATGGAGATTTACTTACCAATCACCTGAAACTCAAAAGTCAAACCTGATTGGTCAGATGTATTAGCTGCTTGTGCTTCGATTCCGGTAGTACCGTCCTCGATGTAAACCATGACCGTCGATGCGCTCTTGTCCCAAACAACTTTCTTGGTTGCAACGTCAGCGGAGTGCGCCACCAATGACTTAAACTCAGCCAACTGGAAGTCAGCGGCCGCAACCGCTTCGCCCCCAGTAGGATAAGAACTATCAAAGGTGATGCGACCCCAACGGACCTGGTGAGATCCCCAGACGTCCCGATCGTCAATAACTACTGTGAGAGCCATAGATCAGCTCTCCAAGAGGTCAGTGATAATCCCGTGGACGTTACGTCGGTCCGTAGTCAACTCGTGGTACTTAAACAACGTGGCTTCATAAGCGTCGACGCCAGAGACCCGATTAAGGACCGCACCGTCTTCGTCCATAAACTCCCAATCCGAGGACTGGTGCTGTGTAAGTGCGTCTGTGTTGAGCACAAAAGCTGTGTTGTCCGGGTTATCACGGTCTACCGCTAGTGCCATGCTGGTATTACCAGCATCCACAGTGAGGGCTTTGAAGCCACCCTTGAGGTCCAGTGTGTCACTGAAACGCTTCTGAGCTTTCAACTGGGCAGCGTAGTTACGACGAGCACCTGGCGAAGTCACGATGAAGTTAGGAGCTTCACCTGACTGCATAAAGATTTCGTCAATGACGCCTTCAAAGAGGTTGTCAGTTGCTGCACGGTTAGTGCCGCTATTGCCATCTGCTGTGCTCTTCCACACCGGGTATGTGCCCGGTGCGATGTTGAACAGTGTACCTGTCGCAGACACGATCGCACGCAGGCCAGTAAGACCAAACGTAGATCCAGCAGCAGTCTTGCTACCTGCAAGAGTAACAAAGTCAGAGCCGTCAACAGACCCGGTAAGTGGGTCAACGTCAAGAGTGATAGTCACACCAGTAGTTGACTCGATAGTACCACCAGCGACCCGAAGGTCAGGGTTAGCAAGTGTGCCAATATCGACCTTCATGCCAACTTCAAACCGTCGCATTGTAGACGAGTCAGTCCCTGTGGCCAAGGTATACACCTTTGAACTTTCCGAAGCGCAAGTTGCGATAGTACCTTCAACGTTGTTGAAGATCTGGTAGTTGACCTCACGTTTAAGATCGCGAACGACCCCCGAGGTTTCAGACTCGATTGCACGAGTAAACGAACCAGTATCAGACTTCATTGCCCGGATGACCGGACCGTTAATCTGAATGCGGCCATAGTTGTATTTGAGTGAGACACGCTCTTCGGCGTAGCCCTGCGAACCGGCGGTAGGCAAAGTGCCACCTTCGGCACGAGGTCCAACACCCGAGTTACGAGAGACGTGCAGGCTGAGGACAGCCCGACGCCCTTCGACGTCAGTGCTGCTTGATTCGATCTGGGCAAGCATCATAATTTCGTTGTTGAGCTGCTCGCGGATTGCGGGCTGATAGTCTTCTTTCAAAGCGCTATCAGCTGTAGTAAGTGTAAGTGCCATATTAGGTTATGTCTTTCTGTTGTGGGTTGCCAGGCAAAGATTGCCTAGTCTTAATGGTAGGTGTGTTATTGTAGTGTTTTCCTACCGGCATCAAGCCTCGGTCCACAAGGAAAATCATTTCCTGTTACTCTACAAGTCTACCACACAAAAAACAAAGACCCCCTCCTTTCCAAGAGGGGGTCTTCGTGCCGGGGTAGCGATGGCAGATTTAACCAGGGGTATTAGCGGCCTCGATACGGGCACGAACCCTTTCACGCATCTCAGGAGAGCCTACCTTTGGCGGGGCCTGACGGTCCTCAGCGTTAGCTCCCCCCGTGCTCGCAGGCACGGCAGCCGTCTTAGGAAACTCCGGCGCTGCCGCTGAGGCAACCTCCGGGGTAGTACCGTTCATTTGATTGTAGATAGGGAGGACCTTAGTCAGATCGTCCATATCTAGGCGGGTAGCGAGGTCCCACAGTTTGTAGGCTTCTTCCGAGTCGGGGTCAATACCCAGCTCCTGTGTTTCGGCCTTAACCTCCAACACCAGCCGTTCGTTGTTTACTTCTTCACGGACCATCGCCCGGTAGTCCTGCTCGGACATACCGGCCTCTTTAGCCTCCTCGATAGCCTCAGGGGCTACCGCCTCCTCTGCTGCCGTCTCTACCCCCAACATACGGTTGGCTAGCTCCAACATAGTGTTTGCACCGGCCTCCTGGTCAGTGGACAACGTCGTCACCATGCTTAGGAGATAGTCCTTCTCACTGTCGTTGTACTCAGAGAAAGCATCCTTATAAGGCTCATAAGCCTTACGGCGGTCACGGGACTCCTCACGAAGCTCCTTAATGTACGCTTGCGCCTCCGCCGGGAGGGAAGCGATATCTACCGTAGAGTCGCCCCCCTCCGGTGGCGTCGGAGATTGAGATCCTCCTTGGTTGTCGGATACATCAGAACCGGCGGGCGCCGAATCTGGGGCAGATGGCACATCGGGGGTATCGCTCATTCTGGGTTCTCCATACTTTGTAGCATCATGTCAGCCATGATGTCAGGGTTGACTAGGGGGTTGTCTGCGTCCATCGGCGGCGCTGCGGCGGGGGCCGGGGCCGGACCCTGCTCTCCTGGCGGCATAGGCATGCCAGCTTCCAAGAGAGCAGGGTCTACCTCAGAGCCGCTGGCGTTCGGGGCCTGCCCGAGAGCAGGGGCCGTCTCATGCTGTGCCTGGGCCCTAGCGGCCTCTTCAGAGGACATAGTCTCGTGCGCCAAGCAATGAGTGTTCAGGTCTTCCTTGCTCTCAAGGTCCATAAGCTCAAAGCGTTGCGTCTTGCGGAAGTCGTTGTGGGTCTTGATATGTGCCCGGTGGTCATCGAAACCGGCGGGCAAAGAAATCTCGCCCGAAACGAACCCGGCGTTCTCACGGCGGGCCTTAGCTACATCAGGGTTGATAGCATCAATGATGCTCTCTTTCCCCGGCAAGTTAGCGATAAAAGCGTACTGGATAGCGTCCTCGATAAGGCCCATCTGCATCATCTTGTCGGCACGGGCCACCTGGCTCGCACGACTAACAGGAATCACGGCCTCCAAAGGAATCTCTACCATGATCTGTCCGCCAAGGTCAGCGCCCTTCCAGGGCATACTGATGCGGGACACGCCGTCGGCCACAACGGCCTGGCGGGGCTTCTCCACCATAACTTCGTGGAGCGCCAACGACATCTGAGCAACTTCGTTCCAGATACGGACCGTTTCTTTGATAAGGCGGCCTACCGGGCTGGAGTCGTTCTCTGCGAGGATCGACAACCCCAAGCCGGACTCAATGTTTGGGGGGGCTTGCCCCCTTGACACGTCGTGCACCCCCATCAGGTCATCGATGATCCCGGAGAGCATGCCGGGCATATCCCTAATCCAGCTCGTAAGCTGGGCGGGAGTCAAGTAGTCAGGGGCGGCGCTGCCGTCCGGGTACTCCAGGATCTCGCCAGGAAGGTCAGAGATCGTGTTGATGTAGTCCACGGCCGACGAAGGCACCACGAGGCGGGCCGTACCGGCGTCCCGCAGATGCTCCAGGAGGTTAGACCAGGTTGCGTTGAGAGCGACCTGGATGGGCCGTACGTCGTCCAGGAACGACGCACCGTACCAACGGTTCTCAATAGTCGTTTCAGTACCCACAGCGATGTTGAGGCGGTCCTTGAAAGGGAACGGCCATTTCTCTACGTGCTGAACTATTTTGCCGTCCACCTCTACGAGTACGACACCATCCGGGTTCAACGGGTTAGGTCGCTCGTAGTAGGTGTATACGGCGGTTCTCTTTATCGTATTTGAGCCGTTGCCGTTACTATCACCAACAACCCTGTGCATGTAAGGATCTAAGCTTGTGGTAGACGACACCGCAGGCGGTCCATCAGGAAAGCACTCTTCAAACATGGAGTACACTTGATCCTGGGGTAACGCCTGCTTTCGTATCCAGTACCGAGCCCGGCTACCGTCACCGGTGTGGCCGGGCTCAATGGTGAAGTCTCCGAGGGGCAGCACTGTTTCGACCGTAGTCTCGTTAGCTGCGTCCCAATCGACGGAGATGGCGGCGGTGCCACCCTTCACCAATGCCGTGAGATGCTTTTCACGGAGAGATTCCCATTGATGGGTTTTGCGTAGGTCTTCGACTACCGCTTCGCCAAGCTTAGCTGCTTTAATGGTAGCGTCATCGAAAGAAGATGGAAGGTTCTCAAACGACAGCTCCCGCTGCGTAAGGTTCGCCATAATAACCCGCATGTTAGCTCGGGTCCGGTTGACGGTAGCTTGAATGCGGTCACCTTCAGACGCCACATTATCGATACCTCCAGTATTAGCTTCCCAATAAGTCCATTGGTACCCCAGAAGAAAGCTGTGGTTCAGCCAATAGTTCCGCAGTTCCTCACGAATCTCTTGGACCCCTTTGGAATACAAATCTTTAACATATTCAGAACCGTCAGCCATGACAACAGTTTACCACATCAACGACGCCAGAGCGCCTGGCGGGTCTTGAGCTTATCACGCTCAGCTGTCAGTTGGTCCTCGGTCTTCGGCTTCTGCTTCGGGGAGACCTCCTGCACAACTGCGTGGTGGCTGATAGCTGACTTGCCCACAACACGGACAAGCTCCCGGCTGAGCGACTGGTTCGCCCTCCATAATACCACTACCGAGGCACATGCCCCAACAGCCAACACAAAGACTGCCAGGAACGATATAATAATCATTCGTCCTCGTCATCGTCGTCGTCGTCCTTATGATCGTACGAGAAGACATAGTCCACCGGCTCCTCAAGCGACTCGATGACGTCCTGCAAACGGACGTTCTCCCGAGTCAACGTCATGCAAGCGTCACGAGACATGAGCAGCTCGGCTTGCGCCTGCGTGAAATCAGCGATAGTCACATACTCGGACAAATTAACGTCGCCGGGAGCAACCATACCCATCTCGTCGGCCGCCTCCGTCATACACCCGGTACAAATATCGAAGAAGCCCTCAAAATCGTCAGCCGCCGGCGGCCGGAACACACGCTCGCCACGGGATGAGCTGCCGCAGACGGCACAACTAGATCTTCCGCCCCACGACTGAAAATTGAAGTCAATAGGATTCGGGGGGTTCTGCCAGATGCTCACGGGGGTCCTTTGGAAGTATGTTCTAAGTCTACCACACTATTTGCCTAAACGCCCCCGCAAAGGAGACCTACGGGTATGGTTCCTTCTCGCAGATTGCTTGTCCAACTTATCGTTGTGGCGAGCTATACGGCCCTCCATAGTCCCATCATAGTTAGCGTGACGGTCATTGCTAAGCATCTTAGAAAAATCCTTACACACATGCCAGGCGTAACCACCAGCATCCACCATATCGTCATGTGTGCCATGAGGGAAACTCGTGTGCTCCTCCAAGAACTGCGACACCCAATCGCCCCGCTTCGGCACCAGCACCAAACCATTAGCTGCAGCTTGCCCGTAGGCTAACGCACGAGACACCTTATCCCGGTCCGGTTTTAGCAACCGGAACGTAATGTTAGTGCCCCGCTGAAGCTCCTGCAACAAAGCCTTACCGGACGCCACATCCTCCACACCTACGAACGTAGGGTCCCACCTCGACGTGTTGTTCACCAGCCAGTCCCGCAGATCGGGGGCCTCAACCCGGACACGGTCCACGTGCACCAGGAACAGGCGCTGCGTCGTCCGATCAAAGTCCCACACAGCGTAAACGCTGTAATCCGACCACGTGTTCGTCGTATAGGCCGTATCGACCGTAGAGTACCGTATACAGTCCGTGACCTGCACTTTATGGAGCCCGTCGTGGTCCTCCCACGTGTACACCCCCGAGTCGGCCGTGTAATAATGCCACCTCGGGAACAGGCCCTGGTCCCCCATCGTAGGGTTCCCCTGGAACATGGCAGCAAACCACAACGGGTCCCGCTCCTGTCGGCTACGAAGCTCCGAAGCGGTGTACGCTGCGGGCCACAGCGCCTCGCCGATC